TCTTAGCCATTATAGCTTTCCTTAATATTTAATAAATGAACCATTTTCTCCGTCTTCGGAGACCTCAATCCAAACCTCACGGTTAGGATGCCTTTGTGAAATCTGTTGATGTAAATCTTCAGACATCATTTCACAACTTTTAAAGTCTAACGCTAGTATACTATCTTTGTAAAGATTTAGCAACCATCGTTTAAACTGAATAAACTCAATATCGCGATCATCGTGAAATACTTCAATCCAAACTTTAAAGTGGAAGATGTGACGATGCGGATAGCCCAGAAAACTTACATCGTACTCATCACCTGTAGCAAGTGCTGGATCTGTAAGTGCGGCTGGATATTTGTGCATACCTTCTTTGTTGAAGGTAACCCAAATCATTTTGTTAGGGCGAATGTCTTGTTTAATGTGCATTATAATTTTTCATTAACTCTGTAAGAGTAATATCCTTTAGTTTATACATGTATGTGTATCTAGTACCAGGAAAATATCTTGACAATGCTCTTACACAATGTAATTTATTACCTGGAAATATGATACTTCTATTATACGCTGGTGTTACTACTGCGTCAATAGGTATTGGCTCGAATAGCAAAGATTGAATAGTTTCAACTTTTCTGTCTTCTTTAGTGTAAGAGTATTTGTCAAATAGAAAAGTTTCCCCACCCCATGTGATATTCCATGTATCTGTAATATAGTTTATAACAGTAACAGAATTTTCGTCATGGTAGTCGTAATGCGGGCCCGGTTCAGCGCCGTATGTCTGTGCATTTATATATACTGTTCCCAGATTTATATTAATAGAAAATTTCTTTGAAAATTCTTCGAAGAGTTCCTTGCATGAGTCTTGTACTGGACTAGAATTTTTTAGATCACTGTGCCAGTACAAACTTCCGTTAGCATCACCACCTCCCCAAAAATAGGAGAATTGATGTTCGTGTAATTCTCTAAATAGTCTATTATACGTGTTTTTATTATAGACATTTTCTAAAATAATTACATTGTCTTTCATTTTACAATTTCATCATTTTGATACTGTGACCAGTCTGTGAACTTACTACGATCCATTAGTGTATGTAGACTGTGTGACCACACACCGGGATTAGTTGCTTTAAAATCTTTATCATCGATTTTAAGCATTGTATTATAATTCCACAATTTAATGTAAGGAATTGGCACTCTTATTTGTGGAATAAAATTGGTATATTCATTGAGCCCGTTTTCAAGAAAATCTTCTGCATGTGAGATTGGAATATCAAGACTACACCAGTAACCTTTTTTTAGAAAAAACTCAATCATAGTTTCCCAACGTTGCCACTCTAAATTATCTGCAGGATGGAAACTATGATTTGCACCAAAAAAGATATGGCCGCAACCATTTAAGTTTATTGCAATCTCTTCAACTGGCTGTACATCTGTTACAAACAAAGTACGCATACCAAATGCAGGTGTATGCTCTACTTCTGTTCCGATAAAGAATGTAATATCTTCTTTTACACCGTCTGTATAATCACGCTTCATTCTTTTTGCCTTCTTCGTATTGTTTCATGAGCCTAGTAACTGCTTCCATACGTTCCTGAAATACATCAGGAGAACCCTCGGCAGCACGAGTCATATCCCAATCGCTAGGATAGTGACGTAGCAAATCTCGGGCGGTTTGCCTAACCAGTTTAGGAACTCGTGGAGTGTGATCACTATTGCAAAGATCTAATAAGAATCTTCTAGTTTGCATTACTGCACGATAACGTTCATCAGGTAGTGTCATTCGAATAAACTATCAAAGGTTGTAACAACGGGTTCTTCAACTTTAGCTATTCTTAAATCGGAAAAATCCGCAGTAGGAATACCAAATTCTTCAGCTTTAGTGTGTGCATTGACAGTCTTCTTGCCAGTAGCACCACGTGTACCAATAATAGTCATCCAAAACTTGCTGTAATACTCAACGATTGCATTAGCATCGTCTCTATTATCACATGCAAAAATTGCATCGACTATGTCCTTATAATACACTCTATCGAAGCGTTCGTCAACTAACATGGCAGGTAATTTGCCCAAATCATATTGTCGATTGGCTTCCTGTACTGCATTCAAATGCATCCAAACATTGTGTCCCATCATTAGAGCATAGCTAAATGAATCCCACGAAGTCTTACCTTCTTTACCATTTTTATTTAGGTCACCAGGAGCATAGATACAAATATCTTTCATTTCTAATTGATCAATAATTGGACTGGATTCAAACTTTTCAAATATACCATCTTGCAATACTGCATCTTTAAACAAGCGTGAGTCAGTAGCGTACTTCTTATCATCCGCACTCGCCTGCATACGATAAACCCATTTGGTACGATCTTCAGTTTCTGTATTGATATAAATCTGTCCATTAGCAGTTGCTAGGAACGGACTTGCACAGTCAAAGCTGATAGTAAAGTTTGGATTATGATACTTGCGTACAGCACGTTGGATGTCTGTTAGTAGCACAGCCCACTCTAACTTTGATGTACCTAAGAAGTGCATCCAATCATGCTGACCCTGTTCTAACAAGCCGTCAAAACGTAGTGCCACTAGGCGTTTAAGCACAAGGTGAATATCACACATGTTCTGTCCACCCATACCCCAACCATTAAATGCTTTAGCACCGTAGATCTTAGTATCGCAAAAGTCTTTAACCTGTTGATACCAATCATCTGCTTGTTCGTGTGTTTCACCTTGTAAAACATTTAAGAACTTGCAGTTGCCATTGCGATGCTTGATAAAGTATTCGTTATTATATCTAGTGGCATTTACTGCCTGTTGATATGATTCAATACCAGTTGCTTTACGTCCGGCAGGACTACGTTCAACCCACGCTGGAATATCAAGTACCATGCCATAGTCCATAAGTGCATCCATCCAAGTTAATACTTGTTCACGTTTTTTCTGTGCGGCATCTAATCGAGCTTGATAGAGCTTAGGATGATCTACTTTGGTGTACTTAGGATTACCATTCTTATCAGTTTTAGGATCGCCAGTAGGATGTAGTTGTGGTACAAGCTCAACACCTTTAGCATTGACTTCTGCCCACATGGCAGCAACTTCTGGTCCTGTAGGATCACGCCACTCGCCTTCCCATACACCTTTACCAATCTGGAATCCACCAGAGTCACCTAAGACCCAGCTAGTGCTACGATCTCTATTACGAAACATATCTTCAGTTTCATCTGGCTTGGTAAGATCTAAGTTAGCATGTCCTGCAGAGTATAGACAGTGATCAAAGTAAAATGCACCTTTATCTGGATTTAGATAGTTAAGACTTTCTATGCCATTAGTTAGACTTGGCGGTATACGTGCAGGATCTACATAGTTTCCATAGCGTTGTTTGCCTATGAACGTTGAGTAGAAACCTGACGTAGCTGGCAAGAAGTATGCGTAATCGCTTTGCTGTGCAGTCAGGTTTTTATTCATTATTTGCTCTGTGCTGGTAAAATGTAGTTGTATTCAGCAAGACCAGAATCAACTGTAATTTGCATAGCACCTGCATCTGCAATACGCATAGTCTTATCACCGTCAAGTGCAAGAATTGCCATAACTTGATTCACAGGCCATGACCATGTCTGCTTTAATTTTCCATCTACATTAGCATGGAACACAAATGATCCTGCGTGTGTACTTGCATCACCAAAGAAGAATACTAAGTTGCCACCTTCTGTTTTAACTTGGAAGGTTGTTTCTTCAGTATGTGCTGCCGCTTGCAAACGTAAACGTTGAATACTTGCTACTGCTGGCTCAAACTGAATGTCCCAACTTGCACCTTTGAACTTAACTGACTTTAGCTTTTCATTAATAATTTCACTATTCATGAAACGATAATCGTTTCTAAAGTCTTTAGCGGCATTTTCAAAGTGCAGACTAGTTGGAATCTCAACTCCGTTACGTTGTGAACGTACTACTTCAATGTTAGCACCTTCTTTGTACTCTGGGTTCTTCAAGTGTAATGCTAACTTGTCTAAGTTAGGCATACCAAAGACGCCATCGAATTCGTCAACTGCCTTGTGTGTTTTTGCAGTAACAATAACACTACGGTCTTCGGCCATAGATTCAATTACAGTGTCTTTATCACCAGTAATTTTAACTAGTGGTAGAAAGCCTAAACTGTGTGTATGTCCTACGAGGTCTTTTAAAATATCTTGCATGATTGTTTCCTTTGTTGTATAGTATATAGGTTTTTATATTAGAAGTCAAATAATTTATTGAAAGTATTTGTCTGTTCGGTTGATCTGATATCCCAATTAAGAACACCGATCAGGTTTTCTAACTTGTTATCAATAATCGTCTGTTCCATTTCTTCGTGATTAAATGGTAAATCCTTAAACCACTGGGGCAGTCTAAGTTCATCTACTGGATAGGCTACTGATGTAAACCCCAGTGGATTTTCTTTGAGCTTACAAACAATAACTTTAGCACCGTCTGTAATGTTCATTGAATATTTGTCGTCGTACATGCGTTTTAGAGTATTCCAGTTAATGCTTGCACGAACGTGCCCTGGCATATTGGCCTTACCTGCTTTTGCTTCTTTAGATTGATATTCTGTAATCTTATTGGCACGTTTAGGCGAACCTTTCTCCCATCCCGGTCGAGCCTTGAAGTTAGTACGGAATTCAGTAATATGGTCTAATACATCTGTTTCAGTAGCACCAGTTAAGACTTTCTCCAAAATATCACTTAAGAAGTTTTGAATAAATTCTGGCGTATCACTACGTTTTAGATCCAAGCCCATGGCCTTGATCTTACCTGGCTTACCTTCTACGTCTGTACGCTTACCTTCTTTATCGTAGTAAAGAACGGCATAACGTTTCTTAGTAATAAACAAACTCTTACTACCGACAATCTCACGTCCTGCTTTAATAACTTCGCCACGGTTCTTTGGGCAATGAAATGCATCTAACATAAACTGTGGGAATGTGTTATTAACTTCTTCTGCAATCTGGTCATAGAGTTGAATAACAGTTTCTTTAGTCCATGGAATACTACCTTTATCAATTTCTTTTTGTAAGGTTTTGTAAGCAGAAAAGTAACAACTGTCAGTATCACCATAGATAATAGCTTTACCACGATAGTCATAGTCACCTGTTACAATCTCATTAACCTTGCCTGCCATGTGTTTAACAATTTGACGACCTGTTAGTGTAGTACTTTGTCCAATACGCTTATCAAAAAAGCGGCAACCAGGGTTAAGAATGGCACCGTACAAACTATTAAGGTTAATCTTTTTAACGAGCTGTCGTTTATCCCAATATTCTTCTTCAACTTTGTTGCCTGCCTTGATACATTCTTTTAGTTTAGCCTGCATCTCTTTACGTTCGGCATACCAACGTTTTAACAATCCAGGAATAATTCCTTCTTTCTCGTAGGTAAAGATAGTACCATTGGCACTAAGCATAAATGGCTGATTGCTTTCAAATATCAATCGATATACTTCGGCAGCACTTAGTTTGTCAACTCCACCTTCTTCCCAGTCAATGGTAATTTCTGTGCCAATTTCTTTGTTCATAACAGCGGTATACTCAACACTACCGAACATGCCTTCCCATGCAGCCGCAAATGACTTACCTTTTGCTGTAAGTTCGTCAATATATTCTTGTGTGGCAGTTTGACGTAACTGTCCTACAATAGTTTCTGGTCCCATGTTAAGTGCTCTAATAGCACTAGGGTACAGTGAGTTAATGTCTAATGAGCCAATCCAATCTTGAATGCCTTCTTTAGGATACGCTACATACGCACCTGCGGCTGAGTTGTCTGCTTCTTCATCGCGTTTAGGGCGATTAGGAACTTGGAATCCTCTACGATGGCATTCGTTAATAATAGCCTGTTCAGTAACAGCTACAGCACCCATTGTGGTCTGTAGTAATACAGTACATTCGTGTGCTAGTTTATTAGATAAGTCAATAAATTTTAGTTTTTTATCTAGTTTATCTAATAGTGCAGTATCTTGTCTGTTATATTCAACAAACTTACGGAAGTCGTTGTTGTACAGTTGATCCAGTGTACCTTCGTAAACAGTTTTACTTTCACCTACTTCCATTTCTCCGATTGCATCCAATCGATAGGTGTGTCGTTCTTCATAGGTGTACTTGCGGTACAACTCGAGACTGTCCAAATGAACGCGACCAACCAAGTCATAAGTAGTAGCTGTTTTTCCATACTTTTCATACTCACGTTTTTTAGGATATTGATCCCACAAGCATAATCTACGGGTGTCGTCTTTGCTTAATACTTTAGTAATGCGGTTAACCGTATAGGGCATATCAAAGCCCTCACTGTTCCAACCACTTAGGATGTCAGCGTCTTGTATTAGGTTCAAGAACGTATCTAGCATATCTGCTTCGTTGTCAAAGATATGCGTGTTAGGAAAATCCTTAACAAGTTCTTCTGCTTCTGCTACACTCATTTTCTTTGGAGGAACTGCCAAACATACAAGTGTGTCAAGCCATTGTAGGTGAACAGCGATAGCAGTAATTGGCATAAATGCGTCCTCTGGACTAGCATAGCCACGTTCTGGATCAAAGTCCACCTCAATATCCCAGAAAGCTACATTGAGCTTTGGTGCGTCTTGATTGAGATAGTTTTCACTAAGTGTAGAGAAGATAGGATTAATATCTGCTTCAAATAGTGTTTTGTTTGAGTTAATTGACAATTCCTTGCGGAAGTCTTTTGAGTTTTTACATACAACTCTTGATAAAGGGTCACCGTAAATACTTTGGTACTTACCCCTCTGGTCTGGATAGTAAAACGTATAGCGTACAGGAAACTCTTTGAATACTCGTTTCCCCTCTGTGCTACGTTCGACTACCTTCACGATATCAGCATCACGCTGAAAGAATGCATCTACGTACAAATTGTTTCTCCTATGCAATTTAAGGCCTGCAAATACCTACGTTGTCATTTATGGCTGACTAAACCTTTCTCTTACATATTTAGTAGTCTAATGTAGCCTACTAGATCAATAGTGACTAATAGTAGGTAGTTAGCTACCATGCCTGTACTTTTACGGGTCCAGGCGGCCCATCCAAATATTGCGCACTGAAGTATAAAGATTGGATAGAGATAGAAAAACAGTGGATCAGTTGCCCCGGCTGCTAATGTTAGCGAACATCCAAGGCTCATGAACCATGCTGTAATTTCCAGTGTAAATCGAGTAGGCCATTCTCGATAGTCTGTCCTTGCCCAATTATAAATGCCTTTTATAAATTCCATTAATCTTGCGGCAAGCGTCCAGTAACACCCAAAATCATTTCAACATCTTCCCAAGCACTTTCGTGCTCTTTCCAATTGTCTTTATGGGCAATAGTTATTGCTTTATTAATAACACTTGGCTTAATTTCCAATTCTTCTGCCACAGCTTTAACCGTTTCTTTGAGCCCTTCTTTCAAATCCTCAATTTCACGTAAAACGGTACTACCTTCGTTGATCAAACGTTCTAATTTGGCTTTTTCTTCAGGCCCATACATGCGTGTACTCATTGACATTCCTTTAAAAGTATTGTATAATAATAACATACTTAGCTACACAGAGCAACACATATGAAAAAATCTTTGTTAATTAGTTTGTTAATTTGTTCAAACGTTTCTGCCCAATGGTTCAATCCTGATGCCGCGTTTAGTACTAAAGACAACGAGGTTGAAACTATGCTAATCACTTGGAAGCCTGTTGAGAATGTACAACAGGTTTGTCAAAATGAATATAAACGTCGAGGCCATGGTGGATTCAATTATAAAGTAGATGCTTGTGCGTTTTGGAACTTTGCCACTAGAACCTGTACTATCTATACAAAGAAAAATCCTACATTACATGATGTAGGACACGAAATCCGACATTGTTACCAAGGTAACTATCATTAAAAAAGCGCCCCAGGGGCGCTTTTTTATGGAGCCGCGTTGGCAGCACCAGGACGAAGTTTTTCGTATTGTAATAGCAATGCATCAAGATCTGGAACGCGGCCCATATGTGCTCCGAGTTCTTGAGCTAACACTCCCATCTCACCTTCTTCATCTGTAGTTAAACTGGTTGCAGAAGCTGTTGCTGGATCAGCAGTTGGAGTAACTGCTGGCTTAACTGGAGGCTTAACTGGATCAGTTGGTTTAGTTGCGCCACCACCACTCAATGCAGCCATTGCTCCTGCACCAGCCGCCACTCCTAACTTACCTCTATTATTAGAAACAGCGCCAGCAACCTTATTACCGGCCCCTTTCACTGCTTGAGCAGCTGCCATTCCTTTATCTCCGGCTTTGCCTAAATTGGCTGCGCCTGATGCAACATTACTAGCGGCAGTTCCACCTTGTGCTCCTGCTTTAGCACCTTTAAAAAAGTTGCCTATACCTTGAGCGCCAGCCTTAATTGCATCTAACGGACCTTCAGCCACTTGTTGAGTTTGTTCTAATTGAGCAAGACGATCTCTTAGCTCTGCAATTTTTTGTGATTCAGACATATCGTTTCCTTTATTTTGTTCTGCCACGGCTACGCCGGGGAATTGTTTCATAGCAGCCTGTGTAGCTGGCCCCATTTTGCCATCTGCTGTAATTTTAGCACCTTTGGCAATTAATTGTTTTTGTAATGCAAGTACCTTTGGATCAGCACCTGGAGGTGTAGGAGCAGCCGCTGGTTTAGCCGCACCTGCTTGTGGAGCCGCATCTTTAGCAACAGCCGCAGCAATTTCATCTTCGCCTGGTAAGTAGCTACCAGTACGCTGTTTATCACGTAGTGCTTGAGCACCTGCAATGCCTATACTAGCTGCTGTGCCAACACCTGGAATTAAACTGGCAGCACCACCTAGTGCTGATAATCCAGCACCTGCCCAATCACCTTGTTTAGCACGACCGTAAGCATCATATGCACCTAAGGCAGCACCAACACCTGGGATAAATCTTCCAATTCCCTTGCCAGCTGCTGCCGCTGGTGCAGCAACCGCAGCTTCGTTTAGAACCTCAGGCGATTCTAATCTACGAATGGTATTTAAAGATTCTAAGATCGGGTCTTTCATTTTAAAATCTTACGTTTTTAATAGCAAGTAATATTTGATCGTCTTCGTAAGTTACTGATTCTGCTGCTGGTGTATTTGAAATTTGTGCGCCGGGTACACCTGTTACACCTGGTAACGGTTGTGATGGTTTAGTAGAAGCACCAGTTGCTGGCTTCTTAGGAGCAGGAGCAATTTGTGTAGGTTTTGGCGCCGCTGGAGTAGCTGCCTTTGCCAGTAGTTCTTTAAATCTTGCTAATTTAGCAGGGTCAATAGTTTGTTGATCGGCAGCTGGATCTACTGCTGCCGGAGCAGCTGCCTGCCCTGCAGTATTTGCACCTGCTTCTGCATCCATTCTATCAGCAATTCGGCTAGCCTGAGCAGCCGCATCAGGTGCTTGGTTCTGTGTTCCTACTAATGCTGGTGCACCTGCTGGCTTAGTGGCTGCGCCTCCTGGTGCTGGTGCTGACGGCTTACCTTTGTTAGGAGCGCGAGCTAAAATAGCTGGGTCAGTTGGATCAGCACCGCCTAACCACTTTTGATCTTCTGGACTTAATGCTGCCCATGCTGCTGATTTTGCAGGATCACTAGCATGTGGATTTTCAGTTAACGTAGATTCTTCAACCTCATAACCAAATTCTTCAACTAATGCTTGAGCAATGGCGCTAGTGAAATGTTCGTCTATATCGTCTTTCTTTGGCTTAGCGTCTTTTTCAGCTTCCTTGCCTGTATACTTGTCGCCTTTGACTTGTGTAGCAGGATGCTTTTTACCGCTCTTGTCAGTCCAGGTTGTTTCTTTCTTTTCTGATTCAGTTAGAATTTCTGTTTTGTTAATAGTTTCTAACTTTTGCATCAATGCTTTTAAGTCCATTTTGTTCCCCAAATAATCTATAATATATTTATGCTCACTTAGCAGTCTACGGTAGCGAATCGTTTTCTGCGGGCAGCAGCCTCCCCACACTTAAAAACGCAAAGGTCCTAAGGTAGTGTGTTCTTATTCTTTAGAAGTAGCCCTTAGCTGCCAGCTGTGCTTGCGATGTGCATCCATGCGGCCTGCTATAAAGTCACTTAATCCGTGTTCGCCTGCTTGTTCAGAAAGATCAAATACTATCTTTAACAATTTAACCATTTTATCACTGTCTTGCAGTAATTCTGCAATCATAGCTCTATCTTCTAACATGTTTAATTCATCTTCAACTTGTGTTAGCATTGAAAAGCGTTGGAAACTAGCAGGTGTGTATGATCCTAACTTGCGAATATTTTCTGCAAAGTCGTCAATTGCACCATATACTTCTTCATAAACTGTAGCAAACAACATGTGTAGTTGCGGGAACAGCGGACCTTCTACATTCCAATGAAAGTTTTGTGCTTTAATAGCAAATGCATATTCACTAGCAAATGCAATCTTCATTGCTTTTTTGAGCTCGTCCATTATTTCTTACCTGCTTTCTTTTTTGCAATAGCAATAGCTGCCTGTTGTGCAGGATTAACTGCTTCTTTAGGCACACAGTTAGGAACTGTCTTGCCACCTTTCTTTTTTGTACCAACCATTTTATGGCTGTCCCAGCAAGGATCTTTATCTTCTGTTACACCTTCTTGAGCTGGTGAATCTAATATCACAAACATTTTGTTGCCCATTGTATAAACCTTAGCACTAACAACTTTGTCACTACGTGCTATTCTTGGTCTAATACTTTTGTCACCAAATACTGTCACGTCGTACGTTTCACCACCGTACTCTACAGTTGCGCCACCCGGCTTTACATTACTAGGTGCTGGTGCAGGTTCTGCTGCTGGAGGATTAGGTTTGCCTGTTAGGCGATTGATACTTGGATCAGGTAATGACCCGTCTGCGTTTTGAGTTACACGCTCAATGACACGTTCTGCTAATTGGCGAGCACGTTCATTAGGGCGAGCAGCAGCTTCTTTTAATTCTTGTTCTACAGTAGCAAAGTACTTGCCAATCATACTTGGCGTTGCACCTTCTGCTACATTAAGTACTGGAGCAGTGATTGTTTTCTTTGGTTCTGTGTAGTGTTGCATTGTTAATGCTTCTGCAGTAGTAGAACGGTTTAACGGTCCTTTACCTTCTACAATAGTAAGAAACTTTTTCATGTCTGAAGAATTTACTTCAGCTTTGGCCTTAACGCCATCCATTGCTTGGAGTATTTTCTTCATGTCCATGATATTAACCCTTTAAGCGACCGTCTTTTTCTGCTGACTTCAACATGGCTGCACGATCTCCGTAGCTACCACGCTTAACATCTTTAGCCGCAGTCTTTTCACCTTTGGTAGGATTCTTAACGTGCTTCAATGGATCAAACTTGTCACCTTCATACATACTACCACATTCTTTTAGACCGTGTACTGGGCATGACTTACCTTTTGCAGTGTGATTACATTTGTCAGCAGCTTCTTTTACTTTAGCAAAAGGATTAACACCTTTCTGTGGTCCTGCTTTCTTATCAGCAACTGCCTTCTTCATTGGCTCTTTCTTGTCGCCGTCTTTGTCCATGTCTAAGAAATCTGGCTTCTTGCCTTCTTTCATTGCAGGATTTGTTGGACCAGGTGCAGCAGCACTCCACTCTTTACCTTTATTAGGACCAGAAGTGATTACTGGATAACGCCCTGTCTTAGGGTTCTTTTTTGGCGGAGCTGTAGCGCCATCAGGATTCATAGGAACAGCAGTCTCGTTGGTGGTTTTAACGCCACCCTTCATAATAGTTTGTTTACCTGGATTAGCTTTGCCCCATGCTTTACTATCTTTCTCTTGTGCTTTATCGTGGGCTTTGTCACCTGCTTTCTCAGCAGCAGACTTTGACTTTGCTTGTGACTTAGGCTCAGTATGCTCTTCGTCACTGAATCTGTTTGGATTTTCTTTATGCTTAGTAACACCTTTCTTAGAACGATCAATCTCACCACCAGTTGAACTGCGTTCTTCGTCTAGTGCTTTTTCTTTCTTCTTCATGTCATCTTTAGCTTTAACAGCCTGTTTCTTAGCTTCTGTTAGCTGTTGTGCAAATGCACGACGAATGCTTTCTGAATACATGTCAGCGTTTTCAATTGCATCACCATACTCGCTAATCTTCATTTCGTATTCCATGTAGTGATATACACTAGCAATGTAATCAGCAGCTTTGGTAATCTTAGCCTGTACCCATCCTTCTAGCTCTTGATCTTCTTGTATCATTTTAAACAGCTTAAAGCTGTATTGAGCGCACTTAAATAGATCGGCACGAGCCATTTTAGCTTCGTGGTTATCTGGTCTGTTCATCATATTCATGTTGTCTTGCATTTGGGGATTCTCCAATATCGTTGTATTTATCGTTTTAAGCTGCCACCGGTGAGTAAATTAGCCCCCTTAATATCTAAGGCATTTTTTGCTGTACCGTCTTTATTCTTATAAGTCTTGCCCATTTTATTCTTATAAACAGCACCAACACTTACATTTCCTGCACTAGTTGCGCCAGCAGTAGCGTCTTCTTTAACTAATATTTCTTTTATTCGCATAAGTTATTCCAAATATTGCGGGAATCTTTTGTTAAAATGACGCATGATAATACCTGCTTTAGTATTTGCTTCATTTTCTTCATTGCTACCAGTAGCGCCACTTTGTTCATCAAGCTCGCCCTGTTGATCTTGTTTAAAGTGTACTAGTTCGTGTGCCAGTGTTCTAAGTACATCTGCAGGATGACGATCTTTAAGCGCCAACTGTATAGTGCCGTCAGCTGGATTATACCCACCAAAGCTAGGTTGATCACCAGTTTCGATAGTTTTATGTACACTAATTCTAGGCAGCTTATCTAGCTTTAGCAACTTCATTACAAATGGTAAGAAGTCTTCTAGTGCATCCATAGTACTAGGATGAATAACAGCTTCTGTTAATGTTTCATTCTTTTTAGCCTTACCAGCTTTCATATTAGCAAGCCAATGTGCTAACTGGCCCTTACGTCCACCTTGTTTAGCAGTCTTACGTAAACTACTTACTGATGCTTTAGTATTGATACCGTGACGCTTGCTGTCACCTTTGTCTTGTGGATTCTTTCCATCAGCAAAGTTTTCCGCCACACCTTGCTTAACAAACTGAACATTTAATTTAGCATTTTTCCACAAGGGATTTTTAGGATCCATTCTTTGTTGTAACAACCATATGGCAGATACTCTATGGGCGCCATCTTCAAACTTACCGTTTAATACTATTGCTGGTGGCAACTTTGCTAAACTTTCTGGATGATCCTTCAAGTAAGTAGCATACTCTATAACTTTTTTAGTGACACCCCAACTATAATCTTTGGCGTCCCAATCATCAACTACATTATTATAATAAGGCACCCCTGGCACAGATGATATAATATCTTTTACAGTCATTTGTCGAGTTTGTATTTTAGCATCGGGTCCAAACTGTTTTGGAGCACCTGAACTTGGCCCCGGTTGAGGGACGCCTTCCGCCACACCACGATTAACACTTTCGCCACCTCCGCCGTCACCACCGCCGGAGCTATCTCCGCTGTAGCCAGCATAGTATCCATAGCCACCATAAGGTCCAGGACCGTATGCTGCAGAAGTACCTGCAGTACGACGAGCTTTGCGCTTACGTTTCTTAGCCTCGCCTACATTGTAAGTAGGATCGGTCTTCTGACGAGGCATACCTTTGGGTTGATTAGGATCCAATGGATCGATATCAGTAGTAGTGAGACCTGTCTTTTTTAATGCGTTAATATATTTGTGTTCTTCTTCTTCGCTGCCAAAGGAAAATATAGTGCTAGGAGGTCCCTTGCCAAAGTCGTGTTTGCCTAAACCTTTCATATTACTAATATGCTGACCTAACTTGTACCAATCGTAGACATCATCAACATCTACCTTAACAGTACCTGCGGGCATAGTAGGTTTAGTTTCCGGACCAGGCGGCAGATCATTAGGATGGAAATCCTCTTGATCGATCCTTTGCATCAATTCTCTTAAAAACATATTAGCCTTCAAACACGTCTAGTGCATCGTTCCAGTGTTTGATACGATCTTCTAAACCAATAGTTCCACCATTGATGCGTTTACTTAGCAATACAATATCGCCCTTGTCGCAGATTTCGTTTAGCTTGTTCTTGTACCAGAACCAGCAGGCTGTAATAATAGCGTACTCTGGTGTACGCACTAGATCAGGATCGTTAGCGAGTGTGTCGTCACCAAACAAATCACGTGAGCATTGTGTATAGTTTGCACGACCTGTTAACTGTAATATACCACGACCACGGAACTTGTATCCATCACCTGACGCTTCTGGACCATTACCCATACGTCCACCGTAGACACGGTTAGCAATCATTTCTGGCTTTTTAGCATACTGATTTGCAATGGTATCGTCTGGAAAATATTTTCCAAATATACCACGTAGACCTTTTGCACTATAGTTTAGATTTTCTTGTAAAATAGTAAAGTCTGCACTTTCGTGCTGTCCTTGTGCTACAAATCCTGCAACACGAGCCGCAGTAGTAATGCCAAATTTTGGCAAATACTCATTCATAGCATTGTACCAAAATTCTGGCTCTCGATTTTTGTGTAGTAAATGTGTTACCTTATCTAGTGTAAAATCAAATTCAAAACTCATCTGTTGTCTCCTATTGGTTTTTCACCTGTCATATACGGCAAGCTAAACCATAACTTAAACCAATCTGGGGTACCTGGTTTAATATTGTGCGTCTTCATCAACTGCCCTTTTTCGTTGCCCGTAATACTAATATTACTGCCTTCGTTAATGTCATATGGTGTTAGACCTTTGTAACTATTAACACCGGCTAGGCGTTTTAATTGTGCCAGTTCATCCATTATATTAACCTAAATGCCTTTAGATTCTTCTTTGGTGTATTCTTATTTACATCGACAGTTGTATTCTGTTTTGTTATAATACCAACACCTGCTGACTCTAAAGCCTTTTCACGCTGTAATCTATCCCAAGCATTTTCAGCTACTATCTCATTTAATCCATACCCGTCACGGATAGCCATCAAAACTTCACTTACGCTGGCTTCGGTTGTTGGTAGTTTACCGTGTTCGCCAATGTCAGGACGTCCGCCTTCAAATGTTCCTAGTGCATAGGAGAACATGCCGTCACCTTCGTTGTCAATCATAACCATGTAGTATTGACTTTCATCTTCTGCACCTTTAGTGCTAAACATAAATGCATCGTCACCTTTACGCTGTGCTTTCCAGCCCATTGCTTTCATAGCACTACCGATCTTATTAGCAACAACTGGCCAAGGAATCATTTCACCTAATTTGTTTTCCGCTACACTTTTCTCATCGTTGGCAAACTGTTTCTTAGTTGCTTTGACAATGCCCGAAAAACGTTTGTTGCCGCGATCGTAGTCACCTTCTGCATCTGCTTTTTTAGCATCAGCAGCAGCAGCTTTTTTATAACGACCTAGAAATTCATTTGATAACTCATAGAGTGTATCTTTGAAATCATTCTCTGCTACATCTTGCTCTGGTTGTTTAACTTTTTTCTTAGCAGCCTTAACTTTTTCTTTTTCTGCATGAGGTGCTAGATAGTGTGCTACTACATCAAAGAATGGATGTCCTGCTACAGGAGTATCAGAAGGAACACCTGCTGCCTGAGCAAACGCTTCTCTATCTCCCGCTTGTACTGCTGCTCTAAGAGCTGTTGCAGAACTTAATCTAGGAGTAGGTTGTTGTTCTATATTTGAAAAATTGTAATAGCCATGAGCACCGTCTTTGCCGTTATACTGAACTAGAGCTTTAGTAACCCAGTCTTCATCTGTATACACGTTAAGAACTGTGTCGCCATATTTTTTGTAAACTTTACTGGCCAGTGTTAACCAACTAGTCTCAGCGACAATGTGTCCTTTAACTTCAGGCATAACTGCTAGCATGGCTTTAACTTTAATATCGTAAGGTAATGGATCCTTGGGTCCTTGTGTACTTTGATTAGTACCTACAAACCACGCTGGATTTTCACTAGCCATTTCCCATGCCTTAACGTGCCCTTGATGCGGAGGATTAAATCTTCCGAATATAATTCCTACACTCGGCGCCTTAGATTCAAAAAGTTGTCTTAATTTCATCTTTTTTCTCTGTGTTCTTTTTCTTTTCGTCGTGATAGAAATTATGTTCTTCAGATTGTAGTTTGTCGCATACCTCTTCTAAATCTTGACTTGATAAAGTATCTTCCATTCCTTCAACTGGGAAACTATTTTTATAGCACTCAAATGCATGTTTTACAATGGGTACAAATGCTTTAGCACTTACTTGTCTACCAGCATCGCAGTGACGATTAAATTTCTGTATAAATGGATGATAATCCTGGCGATAAAATTGCGGATCGTTTCTCATGAAAAAGATAAGATCATCTGTTAGATCAAATTCTTCTCGTTTTATATTAGGATTGTACAGTTCAAAAATTTTCATAATGTTAATAGGATCTTATAGACATAAAAAATCCCTCTTACGATATTTATCGTAAAAGGGATCTTTGCTTATTGCTTTTTTACTGCTTTACACACTGCTCTACGTTCTGTATATTGCTGCTTAAGAACATTTTAACCATGGTTAATGACTTTTCATCCTTAACATAAAAGTAATACCCGCCCCAACTATGCTCTTTAGACAACTGTGACGATGCACGTTTAGTTAACTTAACTTTATCCTTTCCACTACACCATTGTAAGAAGTTATTGTAGTTTTGTCTAGTTCTTCCCATAGTTACGCGATAATCGTAATCTAAATTCTTTACAATAATCTTTTTATCTTCTAAGTTTGCTTCTGATCCGGGCGTCGGAACACTTACATATTTTACACTGTCTACATTTACTTTGGCTAATTTTTCAATATCTGCTTTGTTATTTGTATAAAAGTTTATATAAGGACTTTCAATTCTAATAATAAAATCAGTCATCTTTTGCATAGCTGAAGTTAACTTAACAGCATATTCTATTTCCGTAGTAGTAATAGTCCTTGCCCAATGTGCATGAGTAGACATATCTTGTACTGCTGTCATTGTTTTAACGTGCTCTAAATCTGCGCCTCTAAACCAGCTGGCCGTTTTAGTGACAAGTACAATTTTGTATTTGTACTTGCCATTAAACAACTTAGTTGTTTGTTTGGTCTGTATTGACAGTGCTAATTTCATTAACAATTACCTTTGGAGTTTTTGGCTTTGCAGTTAACGTTAGAGCGCCATCTGTAACTCCAATGCTCAACATTCCTCCACCTTTTAAGTCACCAAACAACATTAGTTTAGCCAGCGGACGTTTAATGTCCTTGTCAATGACACGCTGTAACGGTCGAGCACCCATCTTAGCATCAAAGCCTTTTTCGATTAACCAATCAATTGCTTCATCAGCAATTTTAATCTTGATGCCTTTTTCTTTAACTTGCTCACGCACTTCGACCATAAACTTACCAACAATTTTGATCATAGTTTCTTTAGTTAACTTACCAAAGGTTACAACACCATCTAGACGATTTCGGAACTCAGGAGCAAAGAACTTTTTAAGTGCTTCGTCACTATACTGCTTTTCCTGTTGACCAAATCCAATCTGATTCTTTTCAGAGTCACTAGCGCCAGCATTAGTAGTAATGATTAGAATCAAATTACGGCAATCTGCTTTCTTACCATTAGATCCTGTGACAAATCCATTGTCCATCATCTGCAACAGAATAGTAGAAACATCAGGATGTGACTTTTCGATCTCGTCTAACAATAATACACAGTTAGGATTTTCTTGTACTTGTGTAATTAACAAGCCAGCATTTTCTTCAAAGCCTACATATCCCGGAGGGGATCCAATCAGCTTACTAACTGAATGCTTTTCTTGATATTCACTCATATCAAAACGTACAAGTTTAACACCTAGATTCTTAGCAAGTGATTTAGCAGTTTCTGTTTTACCAGTACCTGTTGGACCCATAAACACAAACGCACCTACTGGACGATTCTCTGCTTTCAACCCAGCTTGGCTAACAAGAATCTTGTCAACAATTTCTGTAATAGCAGTTTCTTGTCCGTAAACTTCTTGTTGTAAGTTAGCTTCAAGATTTGCAAGATTTGTAGATTCTTGTTCTGCAATCTTCTCAGTAGGCATATTAACTACCTTAGCAAGCTCATATTGAATAGCTGCCTCGTCGACTACTTTATCTTCGGCAATTTTTAAATTAAAACGTGAACATGCAAGATCAATTAAATCAATTGCTTTATCAGGCAACTTTTTATCTGTTTGATATTTAATGCTAAGTTTTACGGCTGCTTGAATAGCATCATCTTTAATTTTAACATTGTGATGTTGTTCGTAATACTTCTTAATGCCTTTAAGAATCTGTACTGCCATTTCTGGAGTAGGTTCATCAACAGTAATACGAGCAAATCGGCGCATCAATGCACGATCCTTTTCGAAGTACTTGCGATATTCTTCCCATGTAGTTGAGGCAATAACTTTAATGTTACCTTTACTTAATGCTGGTTTCATCATATTAGCAAGATCATTACTACTTTGTTGTCCACCTGCACCTGCACCACTAATCATGTGTGCTTCATCAATGAACAAGACAGTCTTACCTTTCTTGTCAAGACCTTTAAGAACTAACTTAAAGCGTTCTTCAAAGTCTCCACGATACTTACTACCAGCAAGCATAGCACTAATGTCTAAGTTGTAAACAGTGTATTCTTTTAAGAAGTCAGGAACAGCACCTTTGACAATGTTGTAGGCAAGTCCTTCTGCAATAGCAGTCTTACCAACACCTGGATCACCAACTAGAATCACATTGCTTTTACTACGACGACCTAACGACAAGGCAATATTTTCTAATTCGTCAACACGCCCGATAACTGGATCAACTTTATTCTTTTTAACTGAATCATTAAGATTAGTTGTAAAGGCTTTTAGGGCTCTTTCACTTTGTCCATCACGTGGATCATCTTCTGCTTCTGTTTCTTGAATATCGCTATTCAAATAATCGGCAAATTTATCTTTATCAATTTCTGCTTGAGCAATATAATAGTGAGCATAGCTACGCTTTTCGCTCATGATAGCAAGAAAAACATCAGTAGGTTCGATCTTCTGACGTCCGTTAAACAGAACTTGTGTAAACGCACGATTTAATACACGTTCAACAGCTTGTGTCTTACGTGGCTTAGTATCAACTTCTTCAGTAATAATTTCGTCACATTTATTTTTAAGGTACAGCTCTAGATTCTTTTTAAGAAAATCAGCATCGGCACCATATCCAGTAACGCACTTGTTAAATGATTCCTCACATAGCATTGCAAAAAGCAAATGTTCTATAGTTAAGTATTCATGTTTAAGTTTTTTAGCTACATCAATAGCTTTTTCGAATACCTGTTGCAATTCGCCACTCGGTTCTACCATTTAATTTCCTCTTACGGTTAAGTTGTTTTTATAATTTTAGCATAGAGTGTTTCGAACTCTTGCCTTAATTGGCTATCTGTAATAGCAGGGATTTCTACGTGGAGGATTACGACAAGTTTGCCTTGCATGTGTGAGTTAAGATCTCTGAACCCTTTCCCTCCTACAGCAAACTCTGCTCCAGAATGAATACCTGCTCTAATCTTAAGAGGAATTAATGATCCGTCTAAGGAAGTAACTTCTTTAATACAGCCTGTCATAGCCTCGAGAATAGAGATATTGAATATTGTTACAAGATCATTTCCTCTTCTTTCCCATACAGGGTCGGGCTCAACTATAACAGTAACATTTAAATTTCCTCTAGGCAAATTAGGAATAGAATCATCTCCAAGATCGGCATATCGAATAGTCTGTCCTGTTTGTACCCCTTGAGGAACATCAACCACTACTGTTTGTGCTCTTCCAGTTGGTGTGTTAAATCTTGCTTCAATTTGAGTTCCTGTATAACTTTGTTTAAGTGTTATACTAACTCTGATTGAAAGATCTCTATTTCGGCGTTGTTGTCGAAACCCACCAAACGGATTCCCACCACCGAACCCAAATGCTGTTCCAAATATATCATTGATATCTTGGAATCCATGGGTGCCACTACGTGCTTGAGCAAACGGGTTATTTTTTTGAGCATCATATTGTTGACGCTTCTGATCATCGCCTAATGTGTCGTAGGCTTGTGAGATTTCTTGAAATTTCTGTGTATCGCCGCCACGATCAGGATGATTCTTCATGGCCAACTTTTTGTAGGCCTTTTTGATATCATCCTGACTTGCGTTTTCAGCTACACCTAGTATTTTATAATAGTCCATAGTACTATTATATAGCACTATAAACTAAATGTCAATCTAATTCAGGAAAATCTTCTTCCAATGGTGGTCTGCTAGGCATTGGCTTGTCCATAGCAGGCATCATTGTTGCTGCCGCAAAACCTCCGGCTGCACCAACTGCTGCGGCTCCGAGTGGTGCTGAACTAAAAGACCTTGGTGCTGTTGGAGTTGTGCCCCAACTCGGTGCTGGTGTGTAACTTGTGCTTGGTGCTGGAGAACCGAAGCCCCCAGGCGCTGCACCGAATCCTGATTGCGGTGCGCCAAATGCTGGAGTCCCGCTCTGGAATCCTGTTCCTGGTGCTTGTATTCCGCCATTGTTTGCTCCTCCGAGTTTTTCTTGTGTGCGTCCAAATGCCGCGATACCTAAAACTGCACCCATTGCAATGTGAAACAATCCGGCACCCTGAAGTGTTAGTGGATTCCATTGTGTAAGGCCCGTACCTACAGTAGTCTGTAATAGACTCCATAATACTGGAAATATAACCATGTCCATAGTACAGACCAGCATATACATCCAACCCATCATTGGACGCCATTTTGAATTCATCCAATCTTCTTTCTTTGTTTCGCTTGCGCTCTTTACTTCTTCGCTCATTTGTCGCCCCTATTGTTATTTAAAAGAACAGATATAAGCCGTTCAGGCTTAGTAGTACGCCAACGCCGGCTACTACAAAACTGCCCCAGAACATGCCCATACTAACTGCAAGAATACTTGCTGATAGCACAACAATGGCTAGTTGATATGCTGTACTAGCATAACCGATCCATGGACTGGATTTCTTAGCTTCTTCACGAACTGCTTCCATAGCACGAGCTCTTTCAGCAATTTCTTTCTTGTCAGCATCCATGCGTTCTTTCTCGGCTTGGAATTCTGCTTTTAATTGTGGATCATTAGTTGTCTTAGCGGCAATTTCGTATGTAACACCACGTCCTGCTTTGGCTTGATACTGTGCCCATGTGTTGTTAGCGCCTAGTGTATTGTTAAGAACTGTTGAACTTAACTTACCACCGTACCAAGCATTGACTGCTAGTAGCAATGCAAATACAGAAATAACCATACCTGCTTTGTCTTTTAGCTTGGCTTCACGCTCTGAACGTGATCCCACTGGGGGCTTAGGCGCATCTGGATCTTTTGGTGTTTTTGTTATTAACTTTAATACTGAATCAACTACTGACATTTCTCACTCCTGCTTAATATATTAGTATTTAATCAAAATCCAAATAAGTTCTTCTTTGGTTCTACTAGAAACTTCTCTGCAATATCAGCACCTTTAGCACGTACTATTGGATCAGGGCTAACTAACATTTCATTTATTAGAGCAGCTTTAGCCATCTTATCCATGGTTTGATCTTTAGATATTGATTTTTGTACTTCTGGATTAGTGGCGCAGCCTGCTAACAACATTGTTGCAATGATTAATGTAATTTTCATTTTATGTTCTCGTATATTTTCTTTTGTGTATCATACCACTCTTGCCAACCTTCTACTTTAGTTGAACATTCGTAATATAAGGTATAGTTGTGTATTACAACTTTTAACATTTCTGTTATTGCTACTTTGTCACCTTCAATTTTTCTTAACTGCTCGCACTTTTCTTTTAATGCCTGCGGAGCTTCTGGAAATTTAGGCTTAACGGG